CTGATGTTTCACGTGAAACATTTAATATGGTAGACAAAGCTTGATGGCCGGGATGGCCGGTGCGGCCCCATTGCGCAATGGACACGCCTAGATGCTGGGAGCCCGCCAGCCCATCAATTTTGACTTTCAGAGCCCGCGCCAGTGGGGTATACTGGTTTTGCTGGAGAGCGCTTGGCAGCTCCCTCTTTGGCAGTGGGGGCCAGACTTGTTGCAGGGGCTGGCCCCCTTCTCATAGTTAGCTAAACGCCTAACTAGGCATAACACTTGGCGCGGACAGCCAAGCCCACGTGTTTCACGTGAAACATCCCAAGTATGCCAAATCTCTTATAACCCACTAACCTCCATATAGGTCCCTACAGAAGGGTACCTATGACCGGGGGTACCAGGGGGGGTATACCCATGGCCTATGCTGGGGTAGCGCGTCATGCCGCACTGTATAGAGAGCAAGGACCTACGGGGCGGGGGTGGGGGTGTGGGTAGTGTTTCACGTGAAACATGCCATACCGGCATGGTTTATATGGATTGGGTATATGGGTGGCATTCTGTTGGAGGGGATTTGGTACCTAAGACCCCCCGGCCTCTTCTGGACAGCGGCCTAGGGTGGCATCCCGTCGAGGTACCTCAACATAGTCAAGCTTGTATCCGAGCGGCGACGAAGTGCATAACTGTTTAGTTTAGTTTAGTTTAGTTGCGCGCTTTAGTTTAGTTCTGTTTAGTTTAGTTTAGTTTTCTATGATCTTATGATCACGGGCTTGCGTTAACATGGTCCGGAGCGCGCTTCTCTGATCCGCGCCAAGGCTAGCAGCATCCACAATGGTTAGATTGTTGGTCACGGTTTGCGGCAAGGTTTCAATCCGCTCCCCATAGACTCGAACATGCAACTTGCCCGCGACACGGGCGCGAGTCTCAATTTGCAAGCGCGCTCGAGCTATCGCCGCATTGTTTGCGCTACCATCTTCTAGCAGGTCACGGCTAGAATCGTCTGCAATATCAATCATTTGGTCAAACAAGGTATGCGCAGCGCTTTCGCGGGCGCGCCCGTAATGTTCGGCGAATGAAGGCTCTTTTGCAATCCAATCATATATCGTGCTGATATGTGGCATATGATCAAGCTTGCAAATTGAATGTAGGCTTTGCCCGCTAGCTAGCCTCACCACAATCTCATCACCTATCTCTTTCCTATATGTAGATTGTCTACCTTGTTTGCGCTTTGCTATTGAGACAGCATGTTCGGCTTGTGCGTTCACTTGTTCCCATATAGCGCTTTCCTCAATTGCTTGTGCCTTGTTTCGGGCTTCTCTAGCTTCTAGCTTTTCCTTGGCGTCCCTTTGAGCCTTGCTTGCCATTGTGCAATCCCCCATGTTCCCGCGCCAACAATTGAGCGCCATAGGGAAACCATAACACAAGCCTGTAGAACCATTCCAGACGCTAACAATTTCGCTAACAATCCCCAGGGCTAATGTTACACGGCCAAGCTTCACGCAATAAGCTATTGACAACACACAAGAAACGACTCCCGCCGTCACGAATCCATAAGAACAAAACAAGAAACCAGTCAAGTCTAAGTTTTCCGATACTAGATACCGGCCAAGCTTAAAACCCGCCAGCGGGCTTCTAATCCAATCCTACGCAACTTAATCACGGCAATAGCAAAACGGGCGCACAAAAAAGCCCCGGCTATTGACCGGGGCTTCATTGCTACCTTTGCGCCTTGCCTATCCTAAAAGACTCCTAGAACCCTAATCGAATAGGCTTTGTTGTGACGTTCCTTCACGTTTTCCACGGCCTCAAATTCAGAGTCGGCAAGAGTCGTATGCCAATATTTAATCGGCACACTATCGCGAAATTCCCGCAATTCTACTTGAATACGCCAATGCTTTGTCATGGTATGGACTCCTTTAGCGCGCTATGATTCCGAAACCGATATGAAGCTTATCATTGTGCAAGCCCGGCTCTTTTAAAAGCTTGGCTTGTTTCATTGTTTCGGGCTTGGCTTTACTTGCCAAACAAAAGCTAATCCGCAAGCGCGCGATAGCAAGAAAGCGAATTCCGCCGATTTTGCGATACTTGATCATTGTGCGACTCCGTTGTGTGCGCCCGTTGTGGGACGACTCAATTTATATGCATTTTATGCAGATTAGTCAACAAGACTCTACCATTGCCAAGCCCATGCGAATCGCGTTTCCCGGCCATGATATGGACTCGCCCCTATCTCGCATAATCATACCAACGGTTATTGCGGCCTTTCTTGTGCGATATCGGCCAATGATTCCCCATGGAGTCGCGCTACCATCATCTAGCAAGCATTGGCTTTCTAGATACCATGGCGCGGATTCGCCCATATGTTTAGTGACTCGCCATTGTGTGCGCTTGATCATTTTGAAGCCTTTTTCTTTATGCAAAAGCTGATTACGAGTCGTCCAATCCAAATAAAGCGCATCCCGCCTATTTTTCGAGTCTTGATCATAGCGCGACTCCTTAAGCTGCAATCTTGACGGGTTTATTCGCTACCATGGCTTTTAATTCTGATTTGATCCGCTTTGCGGTATCGCCGCGCCAAGCGCTAGCATTGTTCAAAAAATAATTAACCACGCTAGTCCCGTCTTCTGAACCATACTTGTCCCGTATATCGCCCATCGTTTGCATGGCGCATAAATAGGGCTTTGCCGCATAATTTACCTTCACCCAATCTTTGCAGATTTCACGGGCAATAGAAGAAAGTGAACGATAGCTGTTTTCCATGTTTGCGACTCCTTGTTTGCGTTAACCTGCAATGATTCTTATATGCAATTTATGCATATGCCAAACCCCTTTTTTGTAATAAATTCATTACGCAATCCTGGCGAAATTATTACGTTGTATTGTGCAAGAAATGCATATAAAGAATGAGTCGCGTCACAACACGCTAAGGAGTCATGCTATGCAAAGCCTAAAACAAGCAATTGAAGACGCTGGAAAGATAAGCCTAGGTAATGGAAAAATGCCCGGCTCTACCTTTGCAATAAGCGCCAAGAAATGCAAAACGGGCGGGAAACTTGCAAAGATAAAAGATTCCACATGTTCGCGTTGTTACGCGCTGAAATTAGAAAACTTAAGGCCTTCTGTAGCCATGGGATGGCTTGCTAATTATGAAAAAGCAACAAGCCTAATTGCCAAGAATCCCGCGCAATGGGCAAAAGCTTGCGCTTTTCAAATCACTAAAGCTTGGCAAAAGAGCGGCGAGTCGTTTCATAGATGGTTCGACTCTGGCGATTTGCAATCTGTAGAAATGCTAGAGGCTATCGCTGAAACTGCTAGATTGACTCCCGATATTCAGCATTGGCTACCAACAAGGGAGTCCGCCATTGTGAAAGCTTGGCGCAAAGCTTATGTTTGCCCACCTAATTTAATTATTCGCGAATCCTCCACCATGGTTGGCGATAAGCCCCGCAATGCTGAATTCACCTCTACCGTACACCGTAAAGGCGAGTCCCATGTGGGCAAAGAGTGTATCGCATACCGCACAACAAGCGATAAACGTATTTTATCGCCAGAGGAATTCAAAGCCCATAAAAAGCTTAGCAAAGAGGAGCGCGAGTCCCTAGGCTTTACCCTTGGCCATTGTGGGCCTTGTCGGGCTTGTTGGAGCGATAGCGTCAAAAATATATCCTATCCCTTGCACTAGGAGTCGAACATGGAAAAGACAATTGAGGTTATTGCCGCGCTTATGTGTTGGCTTTTCGTGGGCGGACTCTGCGCCTTGTGTTTCATCTAATTAAATGAGCCCGGTTTAATAGCCGGGCTTTTTTGCGCCCACAATTCGCAGGTAACCCTAATCCCTAAGCTTAACATGGAGTCGTCAAATGAGAATTGAGCCCGCGCCCTATTCCCTCGCATGGTATGAATCCCGCGCCAAGGGAAAGCCTATCGCTGAATTGAATCACGCCTTGCGCGATATCACCGCGACTCTTCCGATATATCGGGAAAGGGACACAAGAGATCCCTATGTGGCCAAGCTATTGGCGGAAATGGATTCGATCACCTCTGAGCTATCACGCCGGAAACGACTCCAGCGCTAATCTTATCGAAAAAGCCTTTCCATAAGATTGGACCACATAGCCCGCGCTGGTCACTGGCGCGGGACTATAGGCTTGCGTTAACCTGGTGATTGCTTGACCTTGGCTTTAAGCCCAGGTTCGATGATGCGCGCCTATTGGTCATTGGTCTGGACCATTGGACCGGACCATTGGATTGGTCACGGGCCGGACCACTGGACATGACCATTGGTCACGCTCTGGCGCGGGCGGGTTTGCTTTGGTCATTTGGTCAGAGACTACAGCGCATAGGACTATGACCACTGGACAGATGAAAAACACGAAAACGGAAATATAGAAGATGGTCATTTCATCCATTGGATTCGCCTTTCTGGATTGGTCATTGGTCATGGACCATTGGACCATTGGTCATTGGACCGTTAGTGAATTTAGCTGTTGCGTATGGTCAAGAATATGATAGGATTGATTCGTCATCCCACAATGGAGACTCAGTCATGGTAACCCAGAACAGCAATCCAATCCAGTTAACCAAAGCGGACGGAATCTATCAGCTAACTTACTTTGGTCATCCCACGGGCTTTATCGGACCAATCAAGATCAAGACGCGCGACAAGCATGCATGGCGCGCCGTTTCGGTTCACGGCCATGTCCACCATGCCCGCACATTGGAAAGCGCCCGCCAGTGGCTGCTTTCATCCTATCAATTTTATTGAGAGGCCCGCCATGTCCAGCCTACAGCTTTGGTCAGATGAGACAGTCGGCATATCGGTTCACTGGAACTCTGGTGGGGGGCGCTTGGTTCCCTTCGCCATCAGCAATAAATGCTTGGATGGTAAACCCTACAGCGTCAACGTCTACCCGGACGAAACCGGGTTCTGCCCTATGGTCAGATGGTATCCCACAGAAGCCCTAGCCATGGCTTATGCCAAGCGCAAAGCCCGTCAAATCAGGAGACTGCAAAAATGACCTCACAAGATATCGCTCGCAAATGGGTTGCCCTGCTTGGTGCCGGCCTTCACCCTGACACCCTTGGACGGGACTATACGCCACCCATGCCAAGGCCCATGCAACTCGCCTATGACCATGACATGACCGCTTTATTTGAAATGGAAGCAGACCCCTATGCGGTCATCTTGGTGGAAATGAAACTGGCGGGGGTTGTGCCATGAGGGTTCTGGTCGCTTGTGAATATTCTGGGACCGTGCGGGATGCTTTCCGCGCCAGAGGTCATGACGCATGGTCCTGCGATCTGCTACCCTGCGATGCGGACCCGACATATCATCAGCGGGGCGATGTGGTGGACCTATTGCGGGATGGCTGGGATCTAATGATCGCGCACCCGCCCTGCACCTATCTGACCTCGTCTGGACTGCACTGGAACAAGCGCAGGCCAGAGCGCGCCGCGCAGACTGAGGAAGCCCTTAAGTTTGTGCTTGCGCTGGCGAACGCACCAATCCCGCGCATCGCCATTGAAAACCCAATAGGCTGCTTGTCAACGCGCTGGCGCAAACCGGACCAGACAATCCAACCTTACCAATTTGGTCACGACGCTAGCAAATCGACATGCTTGTGGCTGACCAATTTGCCCAAGTTGGTTGCGACTAGTGTTGTCGCGCCTCGCATGGTGGACGGCAAGCCCCGTTGGGCGAACCAGACCAACAGCGGACAGAATCGGGTTCCTCCGGGACCAGATCAGTGGAAAATCAGATCCACCACATATCAAGGGATCGCAGATGCAATGGCTGAACAATGGGGGACAATATGAAACACTATGTGCCACACAGGCTCCCGCATACACCGGGACCATGGACCGCCAAATGGGTGAGGAATAGCACCTACATCAAGGCGCACGACACTGACCGGGATGTTTCGATTTGCCGGGTGATGAGCCACAGAACAGAGAACAATCTGAACATTCTATTGGCCGCGCCAGAGATGCTTTACGCTCTTGAGGCCATCGCGCTCGCCCATAACAGTGGCGACAAGGAACGATTGGATATCGAGATCCACAAAGCAGTGGATGTTTTGTGCAACGCAAAGGGGTGCTAAAATGCCAAGATATGCAGTCTATGAAAAGCAGCAAATCAGGGTCGTTTACTTTGTTGAGGCCGACAACATGGACGAAGCCCATGATATGGTCGCATCAATGAGCGTGAGCGATCACGATGGTCTGGTAAAGGTTTGCGGGACCGATATCGAGATGAGTAGAACACAAGTTGAAACCGCAGATGGCTGGATAATGGTGGAGGCATAACATGATAGACTACAGCATAACAATCACAGACGATGATGGAGACACCGTCACGCTGTCCCATGACTTCGATGCGCCCGGTCAATTAATGTTGGAAGCGACCGGGCTTGTGGTTTCTGACAGTGAATTGAAACCAAAGACGGTAATGGTTGTGCTTAACATGACCCACATCCGCGCCATGCATCGGTTCTTGGACATGGCCTATGGAAATTATCTGTTGAACGGAACTGAGGAGGCAGCAAACGATGACTGAGGAATCAAACTGGAAACAAGTTAGTGTTGGCAAGCGTGGGTTTGCTAGCATGACACCGGAGAAACGCCGGGAGATCGCCCGCATGGGTGGCAAGTCTGTCCCCAAGGAGAAGCGCGCCTATTCGGTCAACAGAGATCTTGCGGCGAAGTCTGGGGCGAAGGGTGGCAAAGTAGTGCGCCCAAGCAAGCGGGCTTTCAGCATGGATCCAGCCTTGGCGTCACGCGCTGGCAAGTTGGGCGGTGCTAAATCGAGGAAAAAGAAATGAGCCACAAACTTGCACAAGAGCTGCGCGAGTCAGCCAAGGCGACCTTCTATGATCCTCTTAAGTCTGAGCTGAACCGGGCCGCTGATCGCATCGATGAGCTTATGGCTGCGCTGGATAAGTATCAATGCAATTGTGTTGGTGGGATAACGGAATCGGTTCGCGAAGTGTTGGAGGGAACATGCTCAGACTAGCTGGCGCAGTCCTCTACTTCATCATGTTTGGCGCGTTCATAATGTTCGCAGCTTTGTTTACATCCCCGAAGCACAAGGGGCATCATTAGGCGCGCTGGTACTGCGTTGCGCCTACGGGGCGGCACCGGGATTGACTCCTCCGGTGTCGCCTTTTTTATTTCACAACCCGCAGGAACGTAGGCTGACCCCATGTGCGATGGTGCTGGTCATTCCAATCATCGCCAGCCATCGGCGGAATCATCACAGTGACGCGCCGCTTATATTGGACCTCAAGCCTGTTTGCGAGATGATAAGCCTTGGCTTGGCCAGTAAAGTTGGCATCATTGTCGCCGAATACCGTGACATGCTCAGCCTTGGCGGGGGGAACCCATTTGGATAGCAGCGTGCCATTGACGCATGCCCACACCGGCATATCGAACATGATGGCCGCGCTGATGGCGGTCTCGATGCCCTCCGCGACACCCATCACAGCCTTCTCTGGACCAAGCCGGATCGCGCACCCATCGGGCAGCTTTCCTTTCATCACCCGCTTTGCTACGTCCAAGTTAGCTTTATGGCCATCGTCAGTCAGCATAGTCAGATGCAGATTCACGGCTCTTTCACCCGCATGATCAACGATCTTACAGACCATCACCGTGTGCTTGCCGTAAATGCCCTCACGGATGGCCAGAGAAGGCCACAGACAGCCAACTCGGGCTTCTAGGTACATGGCAGTAGGACCAAGCAGTTTTGGGCTTCCTGAGGCTTCCCAGACGCTTTTCATTTTCTCGCGCTGACGCATCTCTTCAACGTCACCCATCGGACCCCGGTAGTTGTTGCTGTGCCCAAGCATCTCTTCCACCTGACTTGCTAGCTGCGCGAATGTCTGGCCGGTGACGCGCCCGGCAAGTCTGAAACCATCGCCTCCGCCGCATTGCGAGCAGATGAAGCCACCTTCGCCATGCTGGTCATCCCACCGAAAGCGATCAGCCCCGCCACAGATGGGGCATGGGCCGTGCTTGTTGGTGAGATATTTGGCATCCACCCCCAGCGCAGGCAGAAGGTCTTTCCAGTGGCCCTTAGCGATCTCCCTTGCCTCACTCATGGAATGGGGCATCCGGTATCGGCATCCAGTAAAGCATGGTCAGCATCTCTTCAGCATCGAAGATCCAAAACCTGGCATCATCATCCCAATAGGCAAAGGCGATGTCTGGGACACTGTTGTCAACGGCCCAATGCCCATAGACGAGGATCGTGCGCCCATCCTTTGGCGCGGTCTCCATTGTTTGCCACAGCGGCCTGTAGCAACTCACGCACATGTACCGATTATCATCTAGGTCTCTAGCCCAGCTAGACGACCCGCAGTGGCATTTAGCTGGATTAGTCATGCTGCTTTCTCCCTTGCCTTGGCTTTGCGGATGTTCCGCGCTGTAATCCAGTTCTGCACTTCATAGCTCATCATCACGGCGGGTCGGTCATCAAGCGAATGATCTGGACCCACCTTGAATTTGTCCTTGTAAGCCCAATAGGCCCAGCCAGGCTTGTACCCACGCAAATGAGCATGAAGCAGAAGCTCGCTGTACCAAGTTTGCTTCTCATGCATCGTGAACTTCTCAGCCTTGACCTTCTTGTCCCGTGTCAGTTCCAGAAGCTCGCCATCTTGGCTATCGATCTCAGACTTGGCGACCGCCTCGAAACCACACGATGGGCATTTGCGGAGCTTGCGGGGCTTCAAAAACGCACACTGCGGGCATTCCTTGGGGAGCGGCGCTGTCTTCTCCGCTACCTGACGGTTGGCCGTCCCATCATGCAGGGCGTTCGTTCCTATGTCGGTTACGAAGCCCAGCCGCAGGGTTGTGTCGCTGTGATCGAGAACCATGCAGTCAGTCTTGCCGTCAGCCGTCCTGAGACCTCTGCCGATCATCTGAACATACAGGATCTCAGACTTAGTAGGCCGCGCCAGAATGATGCACCTGACATCCGCATCGAACCCGGTCGTCAGCACACCCACGTTGCAGATCACCTGAACGTCGCCATCGCTGAACCGGCGCACGATGTCGCCCCGGTCATCCAGATTCGTGTAGGCGTCCATGTACTCAGCCTTCACCCCGGCGTCGATGAACTGATTCTGGATGTGCTTGGCATGCACCCGGTTAACGGCAAAGCATATGGTGGATCTGTTCTCGCCCCGCTCCAGCCATGTCGTCACGATATCGGCGACCAAGGGAGCCTTGTCCATCGCATGGCCCAGTCCCTTCAGATCGTAATCCCCAGCGACCGTCTTCACCCCCGCCAGATCAGGATGAGCCGGGGCATAGCACCGGAAGTCTGACAGATGGCCAAGCTCGATCAGTTCCTGCAAGGTGGATCCGATGATCAGGTGATCCCAGCGACCTGGAGCGCCCATGCCCTTCGCCCACGGCGTTGCGGTCAAGCCTATGAATGGGACATGCTGCCACTCAGGACGATTCATCCAATCATCGTACAACTTGAACATGACGTGGCATTCATCGATGATGACCAGATCTGCTTTAGGCGGCTGTCTCCGCGCCAGGGTTTGAACTGAGCAGACCTGGACGGGCTGATCATAGTCGGTCATCTCGTGCTGGCCCTGCATCACGCCAATCTCGAAGATCCCGTTCTGGCGGAATCTCTCCACCGTCTGGTCGATCAGGGACAGCGCAGGCACGGCGAAGATGATCCGCTTGTCCTTGCCCCTAGCCATGTTCACGATGGCGGCGGCGATCACTGTCTTGCCGGATCCGGTGGGGGACTGCACCACTGGCCTGCGCTTGCCGGTGCCTAGGGCTTGCCGCAGTTCATCGATGGCACGTTGTTGATAGCTTCTGAGTTCCATTGTTATGTTCCTGTATTGAGTAACCTATTAGATCCACCTTTGTGGCGGGGATTCCAGAGGCTAACTATTCACCATGGGATTGTATCTAGTAGTTGACTAGGTTCTGTGTGACCGTGAGTCACAGCGCAGGTGTGACTGTGAGTCACAGCCGGTTGTGACTGTGAGTCACAAGGTGTTTTCTGCTTTTTAATTGTTCTGTTCAAGGTATAGATGTGGCTACTTTGTCCGTGTGGAGTGAACCTTTTTTCATAAGAAATAAGCCCGCGATCCGTTAGGCTGGCTATGGCCCTGAGAACGCTGCGCCTACATAGGCTCGTATTATCGCCTATGGTCTCCATTGACGGGTAACATTGCCAAGTTATCTCGTCAGAGAAGTTGGCCAATTCAAGCAAAACAACCCGCTCATTTGTCGAGACCTTGTGTTTGAACGCCCAAAGAATAGCGGCAATAGCCATGGCAAAACCCCACATTTCGTGGCGCGGGGTTGCAAACGGAACTAAATGGCGGTAAATTCGCTCAGGTTCCAATGCGGCCCCACACCGCAGTTTGGTTCGAGGCTCGCTGGCTTGCACCCCAGCGGGCCTCAATCTTTTGATTATATCTCTTTTGCCAAGACTTTCAAGGCGATGATCGCCATCTTGGGAACTCTGACTTCACCATTCAGCCATGTGTACAAAGTGCGTGGCTTGATGCCCAGATAATTAGACACCTCAAGCCGAATCATTCCGGATTTATTAACCAGACGAGTTAATTCTTCCTGATTTGTCGGGTCCATTTTGCTCTCCATTTGTGCGGTAAATGCATTTTTAAATGCACTATCTGCATAAATCAAGAGTTATTTTTGGCTTTTTCGTGGACCTCAATAATTAATTCACGATTTGCCTGCACCCATTTCAGGGTTTTCAATGCGGCCTCCATCAATGGCAGACGGCGCTCCGTGTCCTCTAAGATTTCCTTGGGGCGCTCTTTCAGCGTCACCAGCCGTTTGACGGTCCTGACATAGCTGCGGTGGGCTATGACAGCCTCCTCCAGCGCTTGAACTTGGGCGTCGATGGAGATCTTCATCTGCGGCCTATGAATAGCGGTGGCGCGTGCCTCGAACCCTCCGGCGCTAGCACTGAGCTTCGGCCAAAGAGATACCAAGCGCAATTATCTTTGCCGGTGTTCTTGGATCCTTCTATCCACTTTACGCGACCCACAGCCACAATCATCCTGCAATGATACATGTGCGGCATTGATTGCTTAGTATAAGCCCAGTCCGCATCAAACAGTAGCCAAGTTGGCGCTATTGATGTGAACCGATCTATCATGCCGTGCAAGATATTCCTGGACCAAGGTGGATTCGTGATGATGTATTCGGCCCCCGCCAGGTGTTCAGGCACCAAATGCAGCGCGTCTAGTTCAGCGTGGGCGCTCTCAGGGTTTAGATCGAACGCAGAGGCGCACTGGTGCCCATGCTTCTCTAGGTGGCGGATGAGGTGCCCCTCGCCAGCGCAGGGCTCACAGAATCTCGTCTGGCGCGGGAGATATGGCAGCAATGGCAGCACAGCCGCTTCAGGCGTGGCGTAAGCGTCCATTGGCCTACGCTCAAAGTCAGATCGTTTCCCCATCAGAGTTCATCTCCGATCATGTTCCAAAACAACAGCGCCAGGAATGCCATGGTGCCGATGCCGCCAACGATGATGACACCCGTCACAATGGTGAAGCATATGTTCATTAGGATTTGCATGTAGTCGTTCATTTGAGGCTCTCCAGCGCATCGCAGACCATGAAGTATGTCCTGTCATCTCTTTCTTGAAGATCGTCTATGCCGCCCTCATGGTGCATAGCCTTGAGAGCCATTAGTGCATCTTCAACCTTGCGGAGCTTCGCGTGAAGCTTCCAAACCTCCTCTTGCCACATCTCAATGGACTTCTGTTGAAGGTCAACCATCTTTCTCCTCCAGTGCTTTGCGAGCGATCTTCACATGATGGTAATCGCCGACAAGACGCGCTGATTCCGTAATCTCCCGCAGCGCCGCCTCCAGTTTCTCGATGTAATGCAGTGCATCCGACATAGTGTCGGAAGCAAGGTTCTCGCGCTCGCCTTTGCCGCAAAACTTGAACGCCCACCAACGCAGGCGCGTCATGACATCATCAGATTTTGAAGGCTGGCACTCAATCATCTTTCCCCTCCAGTGCTTTTAAAATTGCTTCTTTGCTTGCGCCATAAGCTAGGTGGCCGGAGCGAGTGTCGTCATCAATTTTGTCCTTTCCTTTTATGGCTGTATCCCCATTAATACAGGTCAACACAAACCCATTCGGCAACCGTTCAAACTCTTCCGGCGTTACAAGCCAAAGTTTATGTTCGTCGTTCCACCAAGCGCCCATGTTATTTCCCCTCCAGTGCTTTGCTAGCGATTCCCATTGCCCTGTCGCCGTCCCAATAGCCCAGCATCGCGATCTCCCGCAGCGCCGCCTCCAGCTTCTCGATGCGCCTTTGGTAGACCTCTCGGGTCTGTTCGCAGCCCATCTCGTAGGCGGCGCAGATCACGTCGTTTAGTTCCTTGCCCTCTTTGATCACAGCCCTTCACCCTCTTCAAAATCCAACTCGACCTTGATGCAGGCGATGAGGTCATCTTTGCTCGAAAAACAATCCACTTCTTTTCGCGTACTCCAAGCGGCCACTCTATCGTTATGAACGCTCAACCACACCGTCCGCTTGTGGCGGGGGCGGACTTCGATGAGGTCAGACAAATCCACCGCCAAAACATTATGAACTAGCCGACCATCCTCATGCCATTGAAATGAATGCCATGTGGAATCATAAGAGGATTTTACTGCCCCATGAACAGGTCTTGGCATTACACCATCCGTCGCATAGATGCGGACTTCGCGGCCATCGCGGGTGCGGTA